ACATTTCGAGTTCGTCTAGGGGGCGGTGGGCTCCCAACGATCTGGCTCTGTTGAACCCGTCTGGCTGCAGCGGGTTGTACGGGTATTCTCTACGTTTAGACATTCTGCTTCCAAGCGGTCCCTAGTTTCCGGGGTTGCTTGGTTACAGGGTGCTAGATCAGTTCGCTTATCCTAACATTGTAGCAGTCGATGGTGGGAAACCACCCGTTGGAACCGTCAGGTTCTCCGGCTTTCAACAGACGTGCCTTGTTGAAGAACTCTTCCTTGCCGAGTGATCCTAGGTACCACCCTCGCGTCATGTCCTTGAGGACTCTGACGAACGCATAGTAGTCGCAGTTCTGTTCTGTTGCTATGGCTGCGATGGAGCAGTCGTAGTCGAGTCGCGGTTCACTTGTCACACATTTAGTTTTCACATCCACGGTGTGGGCGTTGTCCATAACCACATCGTAGTCGTAGGTGTTGCACCGTTCTCCTCCGCAGAGGCGTACGAAGACGAGTTCTCCCAACACCCCGTAGATGGTGCCTTCGCCGGAACGTATCGAGTTGCGAAGGAGGGGGATTTCAGCGGCGAGACGAGTGGCTTCGCCAACCATCTCACTGTCAATGCGTAAGGTTATCATCGGGTAGTGACTGTCCACAGTCTTTGCATTCTGTCTCCATGCGGTCAACCTTTACTGCGCTGATGCGCACGATTTGCCCATCGTCTACCCACGCCACCCCGTTGAGAGCATCACACGTCAACTTGAGATAGTTGTCAAGATCGCCTCTCAAACTCTTGGCGCTGTGAGGGGATTCGCATACAGTCAGGATGGTGACCTCAGGCGTGTACGCAACATGGAGTTCGACTGGCCCCTCGAATATGGGTCCCTTGGCTTGTCGCCATGCGGTCGCTATTTCTTTCTCCTCGTCAAGCGTCCCTTTTGGGGTGAAGACCTGCCCCTTCTTGTTGTGACGCGGGCGTGCCTTGACTTTGGGTCGCCGATCTATCCGGATAAAGAAACTTTTCATTTTCTAATCAACCTATTCAACAGTTCCTGCGCTTTGTTGACAAGCCATTGGTTGTTGTCGGATGCAATCAACCGTAGCAACGCCCGTTTGATCAACCACAGTTCAGGAGGGGTGACATCAAGAGTCATCTACTACAACTGTTAGCCTGCGCCCTGTGCAGCCAACAACGACTCCTTGGTTACAGCCTTCTCCGGGAACGGCTGCGACACCTTGAACGGCGTCGGATGCAATTCCCCGGCGCACTGCTCTCCGATAAACCAACGACGTAGCCTGACCTCGCCTGTGATCCGCGTCAGGTAATCTCCACTGTCGGCATGCTCAAACTTCAGCAGCAGCGTATCATTATCACTATGCCACATACTGATCGTCCAGTCGCCGTGATGTGTTCGGTATGGTATCATTCCTGTTCCTCCCAACTCCATATGATGTGTCGCATAAAATGTTCGGCTTCCTTTCGTTTGGCGAAGAGCGCATTGGTGCGGCCGTTCTGGATGACCTGTACCTGTTGCAATAGTTCGCTTCCGCACTTTAACATCTGGCCGGTCAGTCATGCCGCCCCCTGTGGGCGCCCGTGTGCGCTGTACGCGTGCGGTGTCGCCCGCTTCTCCTTGGACGGTTGGGCACGCAACCACCCTTCTAAGGTCAGCGCCTCCCACGACACATGTGCGGGCATCTTCTTGACGTGGTGCGGTTTCGGATCAACGACCCGTTCCAGCCGCCTCGCGGCGAGCCGACGGCGATGGGCGCGTACACAAACACCGCAACGACAGTTCCTCTGGTCATAGCCTATTTGACCGTGGGCGTTGGGTTTCGTCACAGGATTATCATTCCCTCTTCCATGCTTCCAAATGCGCCGACTCCAACACGCCCTCCAACCTTTCTTTACCATCCGGGCGTTTAGCATACTTGCCGCCCCAGTCTTCGTCGGCACTTTTCAGTTCGCTGAGGATGTCACCGTCCCTGTACGATTGGCGGATCATAGCACACGCCAGACTGAACAGGGTCAGCGACCGGTCACCGTGGGGTTTGTCCGCTGTTCGCCGTGGCCCGTTGCGTCGAATGGCTTCTGCCATACCGGTGAGCCTGCTCCCCCTGTAACTGTACGATACGCGTCTAATAGGGGTTGGTTCGTTGCGTCTGTACAGTTCATGGGCTTTCTCCCAGTCCCCGGGAGTGGTTCTCGTTTCAAGAGCCTCAGTCACAAAGTCGGCGAGGAGAATGTTGCCAAGAATGTCAATCATTTCGTTGCGGGCAGGTTGCCGGTCAACAGGGTATGGCAGACGCATACCGTTTCCCATCTTGCGTCCAACCAACGTCACCTGTTTCGGGTTGACTTCTTTGGTGGGAGCGTCCACGATGTCGCACACCCCGATGAGTCCTTCACGCACCACACGTGCCGCCACGGGTTCAGTGAAGAACACCCACAGGTGGAAGCCCTTGGAGCGGGAGCGTTCCACCCAACTGGTGATACCTAGTTGTGTGAGAACTTGGCGAACGTTCCGGGCATGAACAACCGACGTGTCCTCCCCTTCGTCCCAATCAACACACCCCCACCACACCACAAACGCCTGAGAGGCCCCTGAGAGGTCCTGTAAGGCGATGAGGGGGTAAACTCCGACTCCTTTCCCATCGGAGGACAGGTGGGCTTCTATGGCCCTCTGAAACCCCTCTCCGGAGGCAGCGTAGTAGGAGCCGTCGGGGCGTTCCATGGGGAAGAAGCCACCATCAGGGTGGGACTTGGCCATACTCCCCCCCTGAAAGAGGGAAGCGAACCCTTCTACAACCTCGACGGAATTGGATGACCCACTCATAGGTCCGGTATCAGTTCTTCATGGTAGGGGTGTACGTGCCCGGCTACCGGATCCAAATAGTATGTCTGATCCAACAGCCGCGCTGTGCGCTTGTTCTTGCACAGGTTCATGTTGACACTGTTGGCGTGGTACTCCTGTTCCCACTTTGACAGGTCGCTGCGATCCTTCTTCCGGTACACCTCAAGCACAAAGATGGCTTCATGTTCGCCACCGTAACGCCCCCCGTACAAACCCCCCGCGTACCCGGGAGGAGAACTTCCACGACCCGACTGGTGTACAAGCCCGACCGGTACCCGCTCAACTTTCGCCCACCGTTTAACAGCCTGCGCCTTGGAAGTCACACCCACCGAATCTGCTTCTCCCCCCGGTAGCAGTTCAAGGTAGTCGATCATTGCGAACGACGGTTCAACCCCCCACCATGCACGAGCCTCGTCCAACACCCTTGACATGTCTTCAAGGTGCATGGGTTCGTCCACGATGGCTACACGGGACAGTTCCTGTGTCGCTGCACGCTCCAAGTCCGACAACGTGTCCCTGTCGCGTGCCTTGATCGCATCCTCAACCCCTTCCGAAGAACGGCCCTTGAGTAGGCAGAACAACTTCATCAACACCAGTTCACGCGGCTCATCCAAAGAAAAGATGACTGCGTGTGTGTCATGATGGTTGATTAGGTTCCACACAATGCTGTTGAGCAGGATCTGCGACTTGCCGGTGTGGGACCGTCCCAGAATCATCATCACCTCACCGCGGCCCACGCCGCGTGTCGCAAGGTCAAATTCTGGGAAGCCCAGATACCACCGGTCTGTCGGATTGCTGATAAATCCGACGAGACTCTCCACCACAGCAGATGTTAGAGAGAACCTCGTGGGGGGTTCCGGGGTCGAACTGGAAAAGGTTTCACCCGCGTCTTGCACTACAACCTCTGCAAGGCGACGGGCTACTTCCTCCTCCGTGTGAAGGGTCGCCACTGGTTATCCTAAGATAATTCAGGCGGCACTGGCCTTCTGACGGATCTGTTTGCCCACTTCGGCAAGCGCCTCACCAGTCTTACCAGTCTGCGGGTCTACAAACCAATGCGGGAAGCATGGGGTACCAGCCGCATCTTTCTGGGCAAGCCACAACCCCTTCCCGTCACCCTTGCGACGGTAGGCGGGGCGTTTGGCATTCTCGGTACCAGCCAACTGGTCGGGCCAGTTCGTGAACCACTGGCTTGAGTTGTTCATCAGGTCACGCCAGAGATCCTCCTGCGTGACACCTTGGGCTGCAGGGGCTGCTGGTGCCGGGGCGGGAGCCACGGGAGAACCCGGACTGCCCCCGGGAAGGCTTTTCTGCAACCTCCGTACAGCGACCTCGGTGATCTCGTAGCCCACACCTAGGGCCTCGTAGTTGGCTGTGGCGAGGCGGTCACCCCACGCCTTTGCCTCTGCGATCACATCGTCTGAGGAACTGTCTCCTTCCATGGAGAACTCAATCGACGCGGTCGCCTCCTCTGACTCGTAGGGAGCGACCTGTGTCACGCTGCGACGTGCGACGGTCACCCTGATGTCTGTTAGTTTACTGCTGGTTGCCATGGGTCTACCTTTCTATAGTTGGTTCCATGGATCTGGTCCCGCTAGTTTGCCACGGCATGAATCCCACGCCGGACACCACTTGGGTGAACAGTGCCATCCCGTCATATTCAACGGCCACACTGGCAGGTCAGCGGATATTAGTGTTCCCGCAGAGCGGGCCAGCGCAACCAGACTAGCCCACTCTACGGGTCCGTACTCTGTGGGGATTCTGTGAACTTCCCCCCGAACTAGGTGAACGAATTCGAAGCCAGTGCCCTCCTCTACGATACCGGCAGTGACAGCAGCCCACGTGTACGCCGCGGCCTGCACCGACCACTTCTTCAAATCGGACGCATCAAAGTTGCTGGGTTTGCGACCCGGGTTCTTCCAGTCGATGAGCGGCAACCCGGCAACCTGCACACAGTCGACGGTTCCACGCAACCAGATCTCCGGCTTCTGGTCCACGATCAGCGGAAGTTCAAAGGTCCATTCGGCTGCCACAGGTTGCACAGTGGGGCGCACTTCGTTCCACCAAGCGACAGTGTTTTTACCAATAGTATCTTCTGCGACTTTCACCGACTTGTTCCAGCGAACAATATCGTCACGCTTCCGGCCCCATTCCTCCATCGACGCCTCAATCGTTTCTTCAATAGACAGCGGCGCTTCACACCGGATGACCTCGCTCAAACATTGTTCAATCCCGTAGTGGACAGAAGTTCCGATGGCGGTACTGGTGGAATCGGTTTCCGGAACGAGGCCGTGCCAAATCTGGCGTGCCTGCTCCGGGCACTTCGAAAGAGTCCCCAGCCATGACTGCCGGAGAACTATGCGGTCGTCGGTCACAGAATCCACTGTATCATCTTTTCGTTTACTCGTCAAACCGGTTCTCAGATACATAGCCCAGCCCTACAGGCTGGGCATATGTCATATGCATATGGTTGGGTACACGCACGATCAGTCAACGACCGTCAGTCCGGGGGTGTCCGCATCGCGTTCGTCGTCCTCGCGGCGTTCCTCGTCTGTCAACGAGTCGGAAAAAAACTTGCCCAGTGAGTCCATGAACCGCAGGTTGGCAAGTCCCTGATCGTGGTGGAAATCTCCGACCAATTGGACGACTTGGAGTAGTCCAAGATGCGCCATTTCCATTCCTTCTTCCAAATAAAGTAGGTGTTCTTCGAGAACTTTTAGGTTTTCTTCGGGAGAAAGGGAAGGGTTAAATACGTCCCCTCCCGGGGCAAAAGTCGCCTCACCTTTACTGCTTTGTTTGCTTGTTTTCTCTGACATTTATACTCCTAAAGGTGGAGTGGGGGCCGGGGTAAAGGAGGGGAAATCCCCCGACCCCCACGGTCTTTTATCCTAGGATAACGAGGTTTTCATTTCCTGTATTTCCCCTAGTATCAACTGTCTGCGTATGCGGGCAGCGTTCAACGCAATGATCTCCGCTCGCAACGCTTCCGACCACTCTACCTGTTCAGACACAGCAGCGGACCATTCATCGTACGTTCCCCAGTGTACGACAACAATGGGATACAGGGTATGATCTTCTCCATCCTCGTCTTGTATCCTTACCAAGATTCCCGGTCTGCTTGAAGTGCCAGCCCATCATCATGGAAATGAATGATGTTGCCCTCCTGATCCTTCATGTTGAGCGTTCCAGCACTCAGCAGTCGCGTCGTAATGGGAACACCGATGCGCTTTGCTTGGACAAACGCCATGGAACGCATACTCTCCGCTGTCACCTCAAAATGCGTACCACGCAACAGCAGGTGTGGGCGACCGTCCAACCACGTACTCCAATCGTAGTTGTTGTTTCCCGCCCGTCTACTCGCCGGGAGTTCCGACAGTGTAATACTTGTGTCTGACATGGACATTAACCTCCATATTTTCTGTTTTATGTTTACTCGACTCAGGCGTTCAAAGCCATAGCCGAGTCCTTAGCCCTTTCGGCAAAGACCTCTGTTGCGTCCGCGAGCGTATCACAATAAGTGCCGTCACCGCATTCCCACCTCTCACCGTCATCCGACGACATAGTCCACACCACAAAAGGGTGAATGCCGTAAGACCAGTTGGCAAGAACTATCCCTAAATAGTTGCGGTAACCGTTGCCTCCTTGGCGTACACTCCACATCAACGGCTCTGAACCGTTCTGCAATATTATTGGCACAACACCTCTCCCTTCTTAGTTACGCACCGTCTCGATGCTCTTTCTGTTCAACCCAGTTGTGCGCCTTGCGATGAGCCGCCTCATGGTCGGCATCCCACGCCACCACCTCATCGCCATCCAACACAACCCAATGCATACGGGTCAACCCGGCGCCCAAAAACACTGGGCGACGCTCCACCTTCACAGACATCGGATGCGCCTACGCTGTCAGCAGAGCCAACGCCCGCTCCGCCAACGGCGTCCGACCATTAATGGCCCGCTCCATCGCCCTGTCCGCATCGTACAAATCGCTGCCCCGTGTGCAACCATTGATCCGATGCTGCTCAGCGCCCTGAATAGCGTTGTACGCCATCCACCGGGTACCGGCACCAAACTCCTGCCTCTCCCGATCCCACGCTGTGCGACAATACTGATGCCGAACCTGCACATTCGCTACCTTACGGTCAGACAAATCGGCGATAGGCAACACCCGAAACATCAGTTGCGCAAACTGGTTGTCCGTGTAATGCTGATCCCTCAAAACCCGGGCCATGTTCACCAAAGCCTCGGCCCTAGCAATCGACCCCTCAAGGATACGGACCCTCAACTCCAACAACTTGTCATGATTCTTTGTGTGCCTCACCTTGACCAGCGGCTGTCCAATCAACTGATTCGAACAAAACAACCTGCTAGTCAAATCGTACACAGACGTAGCCCACAGCCCATTGTATGAAGAAATCCAACAAATCTGGGGCTGAATCCAATCACCACTACCCAAATCTATTGGTGCGATGAGTTCCTGCGTTACCGCAACCCTCTCACCGACCCCAAACACGGTACATGACGTGGTCTTCTCCGGGAACAGCGTCTCCGCCATGTCGGCGATGAAACCGTACCCGTCAGTTTCCGCATACTTGTGTGAATGCAACCCCAACACCTCATCGGTGTCAGTCCTGACCACATACTTGTGCAACGGCCTGCCTATATTCACACCCGTCTGCACTCGGGGAATGAGAATGTCCCCTTCGCGATCCGTGAAGGCCGATGCAGGATAGGCCACGTCAAACAACGCACCAGCCTCCTGCATAACAATGTGGGCATCCTGCGGATGCTCCCTGTGACCAGAGAGAAGGAAATCCCTCTCAACTTCGTGTCCATTAAACACTTCCATAATCTGCTCCTTATTATCCGGGGATATTTCTATCCATTTGCGGCAAATCGCACGTTGTGGTGTGGACTATGTCGTCGGATG